TCCATGCGATGATCGATCTCGCTCACATGGCGCAGCGAAACCCCGCTCTTGAAATTGACTTCCGCTTGCGCCTTCAGCTGGGCAGCCTCGGTCTGTGTGTAGAGCCCGGCCTCCAGCTGGGCATCCACGAGCCCCTTGAAATCGGTATAGCCCTGCTCAAGCTGGTCACGGCTCTTGGACGGGTCCTTGACAACCGCCTCATACTTTGTGCCGGCCTCGATCGTCTTGGCCTTCGCCCCGTCGATCTGGCGCTTGTAGGTGAGGTCACGCGACTGGATGGCGAAGCTCTCGACATCCCTTTGCGACGCCTGCTCCCACAAGCGCTTATGCATGGGAGATGACATGTTGCCGCCCACCTTGGAGACGATCTCCTTCGACTTGGTGCGCATACGCTGCTCGAACTCGGCAGGGTCGCCTTCCATGTCACGCTCAAGCTCGCGATAGGCTTGATCCAGTTCGTCACGCAGGGAGAATTGCGCATCGACCACCTCAGCCTGGATATTGGCTGTGCGGATACGGTCGCCCATTTCCTGAACAACGCCGCCCACTTGCTGTAGGGCGCGGGCTTCAGGTGCAGCACCGCTTGCGCGTGTCAGGCGTGTAGGGCGAACATTATTGCTGACCTGACCTTCGATGCGGTCTGATGGCATCCGAGGCATAGATCAACCGTCCTTGCTGTTCGTGCCGAACTTGTCATACCAGCTGGCGCCGCCCTTGATGACGGTTCCGACAGCGGCAAGGTTTGCGGCGCGCTTGGCAGCCTGCCCTTCAGCATAGGCCATATCGCCTTCACGGCGGGTCACATCGGCTCCGTACCGGATCTGGTTGGCGGTCTCTGTGGCGCCCGCCATTTCGCGCATCTGCTCAAGAATGGAGGTCTTCTGGTTCTCGACCTGGAACGCCACGCTGGTGGCATCGGAAGAACTCTGCCCACCCGCTGCAGCATTTGCAGTGCCGGTCGACAGGATTTCCTTCATGCGCTTGGCAATGCGGGCATTGTTGACCGAGGCGGCCGCGATTTCCTGTTCGGCTTGCTGGTCCTGATACTCCGCCTCCGCATAGGTTGCGGTGCGGTTATCCTTCCCCGCTTGGGCGGCTTGCGCGCCTTCCGACACCTGACCGTAGGCTGTCATCGCCGTGCCCGCTGCCATCAGGGTGAGTGATACCGGGTCTGCCAAGATCGAGCCTCCATCGGGTCATTGGTCCGGCTTCCGCCGTTTCCTCAAACCCGAACCTCAAAAGCCATTCACGAGCGCGTGGCTTGGTATCATCAAGCTCTGCCCATATCTCACTGGCCCCCGCGTTTCGGGCTGCTTCGACTATCTTAATCCCCATCTTGTGAACGCTGGGTGGCGGACGCCCCCGACTGCTGAACACAGCCCACAGCCTGCCGTCATCAGGGTTGGCATATAGCCCGCCAATACAGAGGATTTCGGATTTTTCGCGCGCTGCAAAGCCAACGAGATGGCCCTCGTCAACATCCCTCACCCAATGCTTGTGCGCCTCATCCCAGCCCTCAAAATGCTCCCGCCGAAGCGGCTCATACTCAGCCATTGTTCGTCTTCAGGGTTGGAGCCAATCCAAGCACTGTGGCAGGCCCGGCGCCCGGCATCGTGACGCAGAGCCGCGTGTCGCGCGTCGTGGAACTCTCCAGCGGCTCGGTGACGTCTTCGTTCCAGAGCTGGACCGGACCATCGAACACAAGAGTCTCTTCAGGCTGGAGGTCATCCAGCCGGCTCATCTCATCCGTGTCGAATGTGTCGCCCCAGCGCAGGCACCCGCCCGCTGTGTCCTTCAGGACCATGCCGAGCTTTTCGAGTTGTTTGAAGCTGGCAAGGCCGGAGCCCGATTCCGTTCCCCAGTTCAGGCGGCCAGACTTGTACTTGCCCTCATAGAGCAGGCCGATGATGGCATATTCGACCGCCACGTTCAGCGTGATGGCCCCGCTTGCGACCGTGAACGGTCCCTGCAACCTGCCATCTCCCCAGACATAGACATCATCCCTGCCTTCGAGATGGTCCAGCCCTGACAGGCTTGTCGTGGATGCGCCGTTATAGGTGAGTGAGCAATGAAGCCTGTTTGCCTCAGTGACAGTATCCCATGCTTCCGGCGCCAGCTTCTCGATATAACGTACCGTGCCACCATCGACCGTGCGCTTGATGACGAAATACACCTCATCTTCCGGCGTGCCCGGCAGGCAGCAGACGCTTTCAACATAGCCATCGACCAGCATCCGGCACCAGGCCATGACCTGCTCATCCTCGTCATAGACGCACACGCCAACCTGCCCGTCATTGCGGACAGCCCAGATGCGCGGTTCAGGCTCACGCTGCACGTCGATCTGCTTGAACCCGCCAGAGCCGGCAATGTCCCGGTTCAGGCGGGTCAGGTCACGCGCTTGCATACCGCCGTATTCGCTTGGCAGTATGTGATACAGGCGCTCTCTGGAGCGGGAGATATAAGCCACGCCATCGCCCTTCAGGACCGGATCAGACGCAGCCACACCGCGATCCTGCACCGCACGTGAGCGAACATTGGCCGGCGAGATCACCTCGTCCAGTGCGCCGGACGCAATCTCTGCCTCGAACCCGGCAAGGCCCGCCACGAGGCGCGATGCCCCGCGCAGCCATCGGGCTGACGACATGCGACCGCCAAACGTCCGGCTGATCGCATCCGCATCGAGTGTCCCGACCGCAAAGCTGGAGAAGTCATCCGAATAGGAGCCCCAATACTCATTGGAGCGCGCAGCCCAGAGACGTCCATCATAAAGGCCCACAGCAGAAGGATGCCCCCGCGTGTCAGACCATGCGCCCATCTGCCAGAGCGTGGTAGCTGTTGTCTTGCCGAATGCATCGATCACGTCGACCGTCACCTCATTGTCCGCCGCAACGCTGACGATCCGGCCTATGCCATCGGTCACGCCTTGCCCATAGGTTAGCGAAACCTCAGCCGATCCGCTCGTATAGGCGCTCATGCGCATCCGGTAGTAGATGACCTGGTTGTCCAGATCGTCATCATAGATCTGGCCCGTGACGGCTGTATAGCTCGCAACCGTCTCGAAGCTGTACTCATTGCCGATCGATCGCTCCAGCAGCACGGTTCCGGAGAAGGTGCCGGTAATGGCAAACTGGAATTGACGCGACGTCTCAACGCCCGTGACACGGATCGCATCAGTCACCTGGTCAACGCCCGTGAAAGTGCCTGTCTCGTACTGGCCCGGATGTGTCAGGCGGATCAGGGAGCCCGCGTCCGTTGTGGAGAAGGCTGGCGTGGAAGACGTGATCGTGACTGTGCCGGTATTGCCGTCTGGCGTCATCGTCGTGGTCGACAGGTTCAGTGCAGCAAACGGGCCATCGAATTGCTTGTAGGGGCGCAGGGAGAACGAATACGCGCCCAGCCTTTGCAGGACATGCATCTCTTTCCCGCCTCCTGCGAGGAACACAGTATTCAGGGACTGGTCATAGCGCACGCTGGGAAGGTCAGTCGTCTCATACGGGCTTTCGATCTCGAACACACCCGCAGCGACCCGCGCAAAGCCCTCCAGCGTTGCCGTGCCATCACTGCGCAACTGGAACTCGACATAGTAGGTGGCAACATCCGGCGTGAATGAAATCACATGATTGCCGGGCAGAAACGCAATATCCGATACAATCTCCTGCCCGCCCGCCGTAGAGCCGACCCGCATGACCAGCGCATTGCGCGTAACCTCGAACTCGAATGTGACCAGCTCGTCAGAGGCGGTCGTGGTGACGGTCGACCGCGCAATGGCGTACTCGCCGCTGTCCCCGGTGAATGTGACCACAGAGCTGACAGATGAGATGGAGGCAGCCATCAGGCATAGACCCCGTAGACATCCCCAACCCAATAGGTCTCTGGCGTGAAGAGTTCACCTGTGCCGCCAGATGGCGCATCACCGCCGCCCGATGGCGTGGCAGCGCTTTCATCCGACCATGAGCCGACTGACGCAGCCGCGCCCTCAAGCTGGAGCAGGCCGCCATCGACCACAATGCGCATCTTGGTATCCGAGAACTCAAGCCCGAACTTGACCGATTCAGAGAAGATGAACGGACGGAACTCAGCCGCGCCATTGGAAGGGGTTGCCGCCACATAGATCGTGCCGGGCATCTTGGACATGCCACCCTGTATATGCGGAAAGATGTTCTCCATCGTCTCGGCGCCACGGGCATAGTTCTGGAGGTCTGTGCGTGCAAGCGCCTCATCTCCGAACTCACCCGCATTGAACGCGACGATTTCGCCCTTGTTCTTGCTCATGAATACCTCGCTCCTCCGATACCCTGCCGGCGGGCCGCCACGAAGTTGCCAGCCGGGCGCACATAAACCGCCTTGTTCGAGCCATCGAGAGACTTGGCGGCCTTCCGATATTCCTTCAGCTTCTTCTCGATCCGGTCTCGCGTGGAGTTGCCTTCATCGGTCGCGGGATAGGTTTCATCCGCCAGCATGGCTCCAACCATGTTCCCGAATTGCTGCGTCCATGAGCCAGGCATGGTCATCTTCGCCTTCGAGACGAACTTCATGTAAGTCGTTTCGGAATTGGTCAGCCACAGACCATTGCGCACCTCATAGGCCATATCATCATAGCCATCGCCAAAATTGGTATCCGGCCGGAGCTTCATGAACCGCAGGAAGTTGGCAGGCTGGTTGAATGTGTAGTCCCAGCCGGGCTCAGTCGACGCAACGGCGGACAGCGACACAACCTCAGAAGCGAAGTTCCACGGGTGATCCTCGAATGCCGCCCGCACAACAGGCTCATACGCATTGGTCAGGCGCTTCACATGCGGCTTGGTTTCGTCAACACCGGGGGATTGCTTCTCCCCCAATATGCGAA